GTTTTTTTATGATGAATTTAAAGAAGTACCGTTAGAAATATATCAAATTGATCAAATGGTTTTGATGGGACATTTGACAGAAAAGGAAGCCCAGGAAAGAGCTTTCTATGTGAATATAGATTATTACTTGCGAGGTGTAAATAATGTTTAAAAAGGCAGAACGTAAAAGAATTTTTGTGAAAATGGCACTGTGTGGAGTATCAGGCAGCGGTAAAACTTATTCCGCATTGTTACTGGCTCAGGGATTGGGTGGAAAGATCGCCATGATCGACACGGAAAATGGCAGCGGTGAACTTTACTCTGATCTATGCGAATATGATGCGGCTCAACTTGAACCGCCATTTTCGCCAATGAAATTTATTAATGCGATCAAAGAAGCGGAAGCCGAAGGTTATAACGTACTGATAATTGATAGCCTATCTCATGCCTGGTCCGGGCAAGGCGGTATTTTGGAAATGGTAGACAAAAAAAGTGCTACCAGTAGAAGCGGGAACAGCTTTACTGCTTGGCGAGATGTTACGCCGGAGCATAACAAGTTAGTGGATGCAATACTTCAGTGCCGTATGCACGTAATCGTTTGTATGCGGTCAAAAACAGCCTACGAAATGCAGGAGAATGAGAAGGGCAAAAAAACGCCTGTAAAGGTCGGATTAGCGCCGATACAACGTGATGGAATGGAATATGAGTTTACGATTGTATTCGATATTGATCGTGAAAAGCATTATGCCGTAGCCAGTAAAGACCGTACTAATCTTTTTGAAAATCAAATCGAAGTCATTACCCCGGAAACTGGTAAGATGATCCGTCAATGGGTTGAAGGTGGTATTGAGGTTAAGCGGCCTATAAGAGCAGATAAATTTGTCCAAGTCTATAGTGATGATTGCATGGTACTAACAAAAAAAGGCTTTGAAAGTATCAAGAATTTACCTGTCGATACATTGGCACAGATGGCTGCACATCAAAATTACGCCCTTGCCGCTACCGCTATAACAGACTTTCTTGACGCTAAAGCCGTAGCAATGACAGATGATGGATCTGCAGAAGCGACTGAAATTGATGATTTGGTAAATGAATTACCCGATATTGAAGATCAGGCAAGTAAAGTAGATGGTCCGATTGGATAATTTGTATTCTAAGTGTTTACGTTGTGGGCGAGATATAAAACGTCCGGAGAGTATTAAGCATGGCTATGGCCCTTCCTGCTATAAAAAAATGTTAGAAGAAAAAGCGCAGAAAGAGCTTATTTATGACGATGATAAAGTCGATATAGAGCCCTTTAGAGGCTCTATATACGACTTGAAAAATATCTAATGAAAAATCAAGGCGGTATATCATGGGCGGGTATTTTAAGTTGTATAGGGAGTTATTCAAAAAACCAATATGGCTTAATAGCTCAAATGAGCAGAGGGTGATATTGATAACTTTATTAGCTATGGCGAACTGGAAGGAAACTGAATGGGATTATTTTGGTGAAAAAATAATTTTAAAGCCTGGGCAATTTGTTACAAGCCTTCAAAAAATCGTTGAACAGTGTAAAGCTGAAGGCGTAGAGGCTAACAAGCAGATTACGGTTCAAAATGTAAGAACAATGTTACAAAAGTGTGAAAGGCTCAATTTCTTAACAGTAAGGCTAACAGGAAAATCAACAAAGAGCGGTAGGCTCATAACCATAGTAAATTGGCGGGTTTATCAAGGTGAAGAACCTACTGTTAACAAAGAGATTAACAAAGAACCTAACAGCCAGCTAACAAACAACCAACAAAGAGCTAACAAAGAACCTAACAAGCACATAAAAGAAGAATATAAAGAACTAGAAGAAGATAAAGAAAGTATAAGAAATGGGGAAGAAAAAAATGCGCCCAACATCCCCCAAAAAAACAGCTCGGAATTGGCAAAAGGTGCTCAATATTTTTCGGCAAAAATAATGCCGATCTTGAATCGTAACCAGGCAGAGCAGATTAATGATTTAGTTGCCGAGTATGGTGCTGATAGTTTTATTTTAGCTTGTGATCGAGCTGTGGTGGATAAAAACAGGTCAATAACACATATTGCCAATTTACTTGAAAAAGCACGCAGGTCAAGGAATCGCGGGCAGTCGGTGAATGTTGAAAGTATTTTAGACGAATTGATTGAGCGGGCAGGTCAATCTTAGAGAAAGGTTGTGGTTTAAATGCCTCAGAGAGCACTTGCATTAACAGATATTTATAAGGGATTTAAGTTTTTTCAGATGTGCGGTCGGAATCCGCCGGTTAATAAAAACTTGTTCGGAAGCGAGTTTACGACAAGTGAGCAGCAAATTAAGGACGCTTTGGCAACAAAAGCGGATATTTGGATTGATATTTTCAAACGGGTTGAGGTTCCTGTTTTCGAGATGGCTATAAAAAAAGTGATTCAGCAGACAAAGTTTTGGCCAAACGAGCAGGAGTTTGCTGCCGCAGTTGATTGGGCACAGGAAGAAATAAGGACAGAAGCTTATCAGTTGTCGCTTGCGAATGATCGTGAAGCCAGGGAACAGTTCAGCAGGTCTTTTTCAAAAGAACAGCGAGATAAAAATAAAAAAGTCATTGCGTATATTATTTCTCGGATTGGGAAGAAAGAGCGATTGAAGGTCCCCTATAACGAAAAAGTTATTGAGTTTGGACGATTGCTTTATCCGGATGCATCCGATGAATGGCTGAAAGAAAATTATAACGATATTGCAAATTTCAAGAAACAAAAACAATTTTGCGATAACTATTGCAAAGGTCGTGAAAATTGCCCTAATAGTGGCCGACAGCCAGGGCTTAGGGTAGATAAACAGTATGGTTACATCAGACCCGTGTATTACACCGGGACCTGTAGCAATTTTTAAATAAAGGAGCGATGAACATGGCAAGAAGGTTCAGGAAAATTCGTTATGACGAGAAGAAAGGGCAGGTAACGCTTATCTGGGAAGATGGTAAGGCACACGAGGATAAATATTCTCTTGAGTGCATGGAATCACCACGCCCGGAGTTTGTTCAAGCATTCAAAGAATTAGCAAAGCATGTTGCTGAATTGTGTGAGTTGCCGGCAGATTATGCGGACCGCATTACCACTCGTAGCGTATCTTTGAATTATGGGGGGATACAGGAAACGATGGGAGCTGTGCTATCTGCTGTTATGGAGCTTGAACAAAGTAATGGCGTGCTGGTATTGAATACCCCGCATAAAACTGTAGAAATGCTTACAGAAACGGCGGAGCCTAACGCTAAGATGTTACTTACAGCAGAGTGCATTGAAACGCTGGAAATGCTAATTGACGAAGCTCATGAGTATGTAAAGGGTGTTCGGGCGCAGGGTGATCTATTCACCCCGGCGGTTGGCGAAAGTGCTTAAAAATAAAATTTAGGAGTGTTGAAAAATGGCAAATAACAAAGGTAATAGAAGCAGCAAAGGCAGTAAAGGAAATACAGCAGTACCGCCAAGTAAAGAGAAAAATATGTCGGTTGATCAAATTTTAGATGTGTTGAGAAGGCAGTCTGGAGATACGATAACAATTTCTGCAAAACGCTTAGAAGCTTTATGCAAGGAAATTAAGTCGTTACGCTCTGAGGTGGAAACTTTAACCGCTGATAAGAATCAGAATGATGAACAGGAGACCCCAGATGCAAATTAGTCCGATTTACAGTTATCAAGATGATCGCCCAGAGATACAGTTTGGACGAGTGAATTTTGAACTTGAAAAAGTTGATGAAGCGTTAAAGGCCTATACTGCTAATCCAAACGAGCAAACTTCAGATGCTTTATGTATGGCGATCTATCAAGCTGAAATAATGCTTGAAACTATGGCCCTGCAGGTAGAACCGGATTACAGCAAAAGACACGTTAATTTTCTAAAGACTGTTCAAAAAAATTGTGAGAAAGCTCTTTATAGCGGCAGTCCTAAAGGTTAGTAAAACAAAAAGAAAAAGCACCGCTTTTTACACGGTGCTTTTTCAAAAAAGATTTGAGAGTGGGTTGGAGAGAAAATCAGACGTCCGCCGAAGTCATGAGTTTCACATTGCAGAACTCACAAATAAATTTTAGCAAAGTTGCTGGTCGGACGCAAAAAAAGTGAGGTAGCTATGAGTGTAAATTGGTCGGTTAGAGGACGAAAAAGCAGGGCATATGGCGAGCATTTTGAAAAAATGATATTAGCTTCGTGTGACCATTATTTAGCGGCTCAAATCGCAAAAATAGAAAAAACACCGGAGCCGATGAAGATTATAAAACCTTTTGGAACAGGTCAGTTTATCGCCTGTTTCGCATCAAAAGCCCAGCCTGATTTTAAGGGAACTTTAAAAAATGGCAGGTCAGTAGTGTTTGAAGCTAAACATACGGATAGTGATCGAATGAAGTATGAAGCACTGCTTGAATGGCAAAGAAAAGCTTTGTGTGAACATGTTGGATTTGGCGCTGCCGCTTTTATTCTTTGCAGTTTTGAGCTGGAACGGTTTTACCGGGTGCCGCTTTTAGTATGGCTGGATATGAAAAGAATATTTGGGCGTAAATATATGCTTGAAACTGAACTGTCAAAATACAAACTTAGATCCTTTGGTTTAAAAATAGCTTTTCTTGAAAAGTTAGGGGGTTCGGATAATGCATCGGAAAACGTGGAAAAAATGGACTCAGCAGGAGATTGAACGGTTAGAAAAAATGTGGCCAACAACTACGACGGCAGAATTGGCTCAAAAATTTAAACGGTCAGAAAAGGCAATAACTAAAATGGCCTATTTACTCCAACTTGGTCCAAAAACAGCAGCAACAGATTATATGTCATTACGTGCATTGTTGAACACTATTTTAGGTTACAGGAGTTATGGCAAGATGCAGACTTGTATTTCTGCCGGCATACCTGCAGTATTGATGTCGATGCATAATAATCGTCCGGTAATGATGATCCGGATTGATGATTTTTGGAAATGGGCGGAAAAGCACCAGGACTTATTAGATTTCTCAAATTTTGAGCTTAATATGCTGGGGGCTGAACCGAGTTGGGTTCCAGTTAAGAGGCGCCGAGATTTTAGAGCGAAGTTAGAAAAGGTGGCTTGTTGATATGGCATTCCCTTGTAAAAACTGTATTGAACGTCATACAGATTGTTGGTCAGCTTGTCCTAAGTATCAAGCTGAGAAAGAAAAATCACAGGCAGTTTTAGATGCCAGGAAAAAATATTACGGTGAAGTCAACGATTTTATTGTTGATATAGCCAGAGCAAAAAAACGTATGAGAAAGAGGAAATAATTATGGAAATTAAAGCAACAACACCATGTTATAAATTTAGAGATGTTAAACCAGAAGAACAGATTGCCAAGCTTAAAGAGGAATTAGCAGAGGTAGAAGAAGCGTATCAGCGTTTAAAACAAAATCCGAATGAATATCAAAAATTAGTTGATTTGCATATGGAAATTATAGACTTAAAGGCTTGTTGTAACACGTTTGTTTTTCAACTGCGTTATCGTTACAGAGGTGTGTCTATGAGCCATGAGTTTGATGCTCCACAAGAGGCTATACGCCGTGTTATAGCTAAAAATATGACCAGAGGATATTATTTGTTCCCGGAAGATTTTGAGAATCTGGACACTAATAAATCATAATCGTTTTGAGGTGATATAGATGGAGCGAGAACTATGGGACGAAATAGTCGTTGATAATTTTGCTGGCGGTGGTGGGGCAAGCACAGGAATAAAAATGGCGATCGGGCGTGATGTCGATATAGCTATCAACCATGATCCGGCTGCTATTGCCATGCACAAAGCTAACCATCCTTACACTGAGCATTATAACGAATCTGTTTGGGATATTGATCCGGTTACCGCTACTGGCGGCAGGCCTGTAGGGTTATGCTGGTTTAGTCCTGACTGTAAGCATTTTAGCAAGGCAAAAGGTGGAAAGCCAGTTGATAAAAATATCCGAGGGCTGGCGTGGGTTGCCCTGAAATGGGCGGCAACAGTGCGGCCACGTGTGATAATGCTGGAAAATGTTGAGGAATTTAAAACGTGGGGCCCGCTCTTGGGTGATCGCCCTGACCCTAATCAGAAAGGGCGCACATTTAACTGTTTCGTTAATGCCCTGCGGCGGCATGGCTATCAGGTAGATTGGCGGGAACTGCGGGCCTGTGATTATGGTGCTCCAACGATTCGAAAACGTTTCTTTCTGATTGCCCGGTGTGATGGGAGGCCTATAGTTTGGCCGAAACCTACACACGGAGATCCGTCAAGCTTAAAAGTTCAGTCAGGAGAGCTGAAACCGTGGCATACTGCTGCAGAGTGCATTGACTGGTCAATTCCCTGCCCGTCAATATTCGAGCGGAAGAAACCGCTTGCAGAGAATACGTTGCGGCGCATAGCAAAGGGATTACAAAAATTCGTTATCGATAATCCACAGCCATTTATTGTGCAGGTAAACCACGGTGGCGAGAATTTCAGGGGCGCAGATTTTGATAAACCGTTCCCGACGGTCACTGCAAAACACGGCTTTGGATTGGTAACGCCATATGTAACGCAACTTTGCCAAAATGGTTTTGCCGGTGATAAACGTAGCAGTGATATTGACAGGCCGCTCAGTACCGTTTGTACGAAAAATGAGCATATGTTAATAGCACCGAATTTAATTCAGTATCACGGCGAGCAAAGCGAAAAAGAAGTGCGGGGACAGGCTTTACAGCGCCCATTGATGGTGGTTGATGCCAGCAACAGGTATGGGCTTGTGGCAGCAAGTTTAGTAAAACACTACGGCGGTAATTATCAAGGTTCAGGCGCTGGATTAGATAAGCCTCTGCCAACGATTACAACGGTAGATCATAATGCCATTGTAACTAGCAATTTGATACAGCTCAACAAGAGCAGTGAGCAGTCGTTAGAAAGACCATTTAACACTGTAACGGCTGGCGGTGGGCATTTTAGCGAAGTAAGAGCATTTTTGCTCAAGTACTATGGGCAGGGTGGCGGTCAGACATTAGATGAACCACTGCATACGATCACAACAAAGGACCGTTTCGGGTTGATTACCGTTGCTGGCCAGGAGTATCAAATAATCGATATTGGCATGCGTATGCTGACACCGAGAGAGTTGTTTCGGGCGCAGGGGTTTCCTGATACATATATTATTGAGTGTGATTATCTCGGCAGGCCATATCCTAAAACAGCACAGGTTGCCAGATGCGGTAACGCAGTACCGCCGCAGTTGCCGGCAGCTTTAGTAATTGCCAATCTTCCAGAGCTTTGCGGAATGGCTTTGCGGAAAGCGATGTGATTTGATGAAAATAGGACTTGTTGATGTGGATAATCATAATTGGCCTAACCTTGCGTTGATGAAAATATCGTCATGGCATAAGGGCGCCGGTGATACAGTCGAATGGGCAGGTAGCCTTGAACATTACGACATTGTGTATATGGCTAAAGTTTTTACTTTTACGCAGGACGATATTCAATCATATCAGGCTGACAAAATAGTCAAAGGCGGTACTGGTTACGATTTAACTAGGAGGCTGCCTAAGAATATTGAATGTGCTTTTCCGGATTATGATTTATATGGCGTCAAAAATATGGCATATGGTTATTTAACTAGGGGTTGTCCTCGTAAATGCCCATTTTGCATTGTTGCGAAAAAAGAGGGAAAACAAGCGTATAAAGTTGCTGATTTATCGCAGTTTTGGCGTGGACAGAAGCACATAAAGCTGCTTGATCCTAACCTTTTGGCGGCTCCTGAATGGCGGGATTTGCTTGAACAACTGGCTGATAGCGGTGCATGGGTAGACTTCACGCAAGGGCTTGATATTAGGCTTATGACAGACGAAAAAGCCGCTGCTATTAATAAAGTCAAGTACAGTATGCTTCACTTTGCTTGGGATAATCCTGCTGATATGGAAACGCTGGAAAAGTTAAAGGAATACAGATCTGTGTGGAAAGGCAGTCAGCGCAACCGTAGCGTTTACGTGCTAACAAACTTTAATAGTACACACGAAGAAGATTTGTATCGTGTATATACCTTGAGGGATATTGGCTATGATCCGTACATTATGATTTTTGACAAACCGAATGCTTTAGCTAAAACAAGGTACCTGCAGCGTTGGGTTAACAATAAGCAGATATTTAGGACGATTAAGAAGTTCGAAGACTATGATCACACGAGAGGTTAACTATGAATTAGGTGTAATTTTAAAGGAGATTGAGGATGAAGATACCTACAAATAAAATTGTTGGATGGCAGAAAACAAAAAATTGTCTGCCGGTTCTTGATGCATTGGTACTAATTCAGTCTAAAGAAGATAAATATTCTTATGAAATAGCCCAATTAGTTTCAGATGATTGTACATTAACTTTCCGTAGTTGGTCTGATTATGGACGCGATTTTGATCTAAAAGATATTCGTAAATGGGCCTATATAAAACTATAGGGGAGACTAACATGAAATTAAAACGGTTGAAGAATATGATTATCGAGAGGTTAATTGATATTAAGAACATTGGTTAAATTTATTTAATTAAAACGGTCGCTTTGCTACTGCCTCAGCACTATAAATACTATGTACAGCACAATATTACAAAATTAACAGGGAAGTGTATTTTATAGCCTGCGGGAGCTGATTAGACCGCAGGGGGCGGCCTTTTAATATAAGCAGTTGATGAGATTGAGAGGACGATAAGACGATATGAATAAATTTAAGAAATACTGTCCCAATGTATGGGTGGCAGAATGCGAAGAGGAGTATAAAAAAGGTGAAATTATTCAGCTTGAGACGAAATACGGAAAAGAAGTTGAATGCGAAGTTTATAACTTGGTGTTACAAAAAGATGATAAATATTTTTATTCTATTGTCCGAACTGATGAGCAAAGTTATGCAGAACGCAAGGCGGAAAGATACAACAACGCTGCCCTAAAAAATCAAGTGAAAAGCAATGATAAGTGGAGAGCGGCGGAGGAAGGTAAAGAATTTTTATCATTGGGGGAACCAATAAAAGTTGGACATTACAGTGAAAAACGTCATCGTGCCTTAATTGAAAGGAACTGGAAACGGTGTGAAAAGGCTGTAGAACTTGCAGATAAGGCAGCTGAACAAAAGAGCAAAGCTGAGTACTGGGAAACCAAATCAAAAGAAATAACGTTAGCAATGCCCGAAAGCCTAGAGTATTTCTCAGCTAGACTTGAAAAAGCTGTTGAATATCATAAAGGATTGAAAGACGGAAGTATACAAAGAAGCCATTCATACTCCTTGGCTTATGCCAATAAAGATGTTAAAGAGCTAAAAATAAAAGTTGAAATAGCCAAAAAGTTGTGGGGATAAAAAAGGACGGTGAGATGTATGCACTACATTTTTAAATTAGATCCTAAAAAACCGCCATCACCGCCACCGGAAAGGAGTTCTATAGATTTGAGAGAGGATTTATCAGAAAAAAATACAGATGCCATAGAAGCAGCTATTATCATAAGAAATTATTGCGCTGGAAGAACCTGCGAAAAATGTTGCTTTGGTGATGTAAATAATAAGTATTGCGTTTTTACACAGCGAATTATTCCGAGTGAATGGAATTTAGGCTTTGCAGCAATGAAAAAAAGACAGGACGGTGAAGAAAAATGACTAAATTAAAACCTTGTCCGTTTTGTGGAAATAAAGAAGTAATACTTATGTCTTGTGCTATATGTGATGGATATATTTATTGTGACGGCTGTGGATTTGAAACTAAAAGATATTGGGATGACTTAAAAGATCATAAAGTAGTTAAATCATGGCAAGAAAAAGCTATAGCTGCATGGAACAGACGGGACGGTGAATAGATTATGAAAACAGTGATAGCAACAGTTATTGAAAAAAATGAGTATGAAATCGAAATAGATGTAGAAAATGACGCTACAGAAGACGAAATTTGGGATGCTGTAAAAAAAGTATACTTGGAAGATGATTACATTTATCTGGCCAAAGTGGACAGTAATTATGATATAAAGATAAAAAATAGTAGGTGAATAGATTATGCGATTAATAGATGCTGACGTTTTGAAACCAAAAATATTAGAATATGTTAAAGCATTAGAACGTATTAAGTATTGTTATGGTTATGATACTTTCGGTAAATATTATAATGGGAAAAAATCCGCCTATTTAAATGTAGCCAATTTAATAGACGAAGCCCCTACAGTAGAAGAACGTAAGCATGGGCATTGGATTGAACACCCTAAACACCCAATCGGTGATTGTAGCGTGTGTGGTGAGCGTGTACCGATCTACAGCGGCAGTAAAAAATATAAAAGCTGCCCTTACTGCGGGGCGAAAATGGACGGTGTTAATGATGGCTGATTTTAGAATGATCGTTTGCAGGGAGTGCGGAGCAGAAATATTCTTCATAAGAACTTCTAGCGGTGCTAAAATGCCAGTGAATAAAGACCAGGTTGGATATACTCTTGGCGGCAAAGATCGTATTGTAACGCCTAATGGTGAGATCCTTTCGGTTACAATTACAGATCATCCTGAATCAGGTCTTGGCTATGTACCTCATTGGAGTACCTGTAACGGGGCAAACAGAGCCCGAAAAGTATCACCGGTGCCAAAGGCTAAAAAGAAAAATGTTCCGGAAGAAAGCTTATTTTAAGGAGTGTGATTGTTAATGGCGTTACTAAATTATACGACTACCGTAGATGCTATTAAGACAGCTGGAGAAATAGAAGTTATTTTAATTAAAGGCGGCGCTAAAGCTATACAAAAAGAAATTGATAATGGTAAAGTTATCAGCATCAAATTTATTGTTGATTCACCAATCGGTACTATTCCTATTGAGTTACCTGTACAAATTGCAGCTGTAGCCGAGATATTACGGCAGCAGAAGAAAAATAATCCAAGGATAAAAACGTCGTTAGATCAAGCTGAACGTACTGCATGGCGATGCTTGAAAGATTGGGTTGAGGCTCAAATGGCTTTAATCGAAATTGGTATGGTAAGTATTGACCAAGTGTTTTTGCCATATGTCATCAATAAAGAGGGTAAGACACTTTATGCTTATGCAAAAGAACATAGGTTATTTTTAGAAGGAGGACACAATGGCTGATTATTATAAAGCTATAAGTATGTTAGAAGCGATGAAGCAATATTATTCGGACGATATAAAAAGTAATTTTGATCAAGCGATCGCGGCATTAAGGCGTTGCGAAAATATCGACAAAGCAGAAATAATCCGAATGCCTAAAATTGTAATTCGAGATAAAGGCTGCGGTTCGTTTGAATATCCGTTTGGTACTATGTATCATGATAATCTGTATACTGATGGTCACTATATCTATTATAGAAACCTGCAGAATGGGGAAGGTTCTGATCATGCGTTTAGTGACTATGAAATTGTAAAAACAGCAGAAGATGGTTCTTTAGATACTATCAAAGTTATTGCGGTTACTCCTGATATTTTTCCGGAAGCTGAACCAGTACAAGCAGGTAGATGCGAAATTTGTGGAAGTAAAAACGATGTTAGGGACTTTCAATCAAGCTCGGATTTTATAAGGCATTATATTTGCGGTTCCTGTGTTTCAATGTCGGAGGAAAAGCGAAAAACTCTAAAGAAAGATCAACAGAGTGTGGTATTTTTTGCAAAAATACTTTTTGCTGATTCAGAGGAATAAAAAAAGAACCTGCCAGTGACGGCAAGCCCAAAGAATGATGATATACAATTCGCAAAATTATTATATCATCATTCAGGAGGGCTTAGCAAATGACAAATAATGATGTTCAGAAGATTATTAGTGAAACAGCAGAAGCTACAGCAAAAGCCATATATAATAAAATTCAGTTGGATGCCAAAAAAGCTAAAGCAGAAGCTGTTAGTAAAAAACTTTATAATACAAGGCTGCTTCTGCAGAATTATCGTCTGTTTAAGCAGTATGTAGAAAATGCTGTTTTTGATTTGGTTAGATTAGATGAGGAGCAGGAAACTCCATTAGAAATTTTAGATGCAATGTGGCAGTCATATGGTCCTGGTAAAAGCGAGATTGCAGTTGAGAGCATTAAAATGTCGATGACCAGGACAAAAATCATTATGGCTCACGTAGACGAGATGATAGGTCTTTATGAGGCTTATTGCTATCGCAGTGGGAAGGACGAAAATATGCGGAGACTTGATGTTCTAAAGTCAATGTATATTACTGAAACGGATAAAACAGCTGGTGAGATTGCTGCTGACCTAGCTGATAAATATTATATGGATGTAAGGAGTATCTACAGAGATGTAAATGCTGCTATAGATGTTATGACAGCACTTATTTTTGGTATTGATGGTGTTCAGGTTAAGGAAAAAAGAAAATAGAAAAACTTTTTGGATTTAAGCCGTTGACAAAAAAAGTCAACGGCCTTATTGTATTATTTGTAATAAGTAAAAAATATACAGAGGGGATATTATGTTTACCAATCTTCAAGAAAATGTTATAAAAGACTTGGCGACGGTTTATCAAATTTCAACTCCACAATTATTATTAATTGTCAGTGCTCTTGGCATAATAATTTATTTAATAAAAATAAAGATGGAAGAAGGGGTTTATAAACGTATTAACCAAGTCTTGGAAGAATATAAAAAAGATATAAAAAAAGAAATTATTGACTATGGTTATAGCCGGCAAAAACAGTCGAAATACTATCGCAAAATATATGGGCTAATGTTTAAATGTTATTTTGCCGGGGTACAAATAAATACTGATATTAATAAAATTGATGTAAGTGGCTGGAATACTAGTGACTTAGATAGATGTATATCAGATTTGAAAATAACTAATAAAGATAAAGTGAAATTAAAAGAACTTTGGGAAGCTGATTGTGATAAGAAGATATTCAAGAAAGAGCTTTGTAAACAAGCATATATTTCATTTTGTAAAAATTTTTTTAAACAGCTGGCAAATTTAAGTAAGTATTATTATTCAAGAAAATTATATTTTTCTTATGAAGTACAAATTGAGGTAAATGAAATTTTAAAGATGTATAGTAATTTATATAAAATATCTGCACAACATCAGGAAACAGAAGAATTTTACGACGAACAATCAAAAAATATTATGAAAAAAATCAATAATTTGGAAAGGATTATGAAGAAAGAACTGGATATTTCAGAATAGTAGGTAGTTGAAGAAATCTAACATCTTTTTTATTAAAAAATAGCATGTCAAAAAGTTGTCACTGACATGTCAGTAAGTCCTGTGATATGATTAAAGTGCAAAAATTGGATATCAGGAAAACCGCCTGTGAGCATCAGCACAGGCGGTTTTTTATTACCATTTTTGTAATTGTTTTATAAAGGAGGTTGATAAAGTGACTGGCTTTATCGTATTGGTGGCGTATACGCTGCTGATGTTGGGCGTGAGTTATCTGCTTACACGCCGACAAACAACCTTGCAGGGGTTTCTTGTAGGGGACAGGCGAATGGGGACAATCAAATCCGCAATGAGTATTGCGGCTACGTGGATCTGGGCACCCGCCTTATTCGTCAGTGCTGAAAAAGCATATTCTAATGGGTGGCCAGGGCTATTTTGGTTTTTGGTCCCGAATATTTTATGCCTTTTGTTCTTTATTCCGTATGCGGAGCGAATAAGAAAGCAAATGCCGGATGGAATAACGATATCGGGCTATATGGGAACGATATACCGAAGTGTGAAGGTCAAGAGGGTGTATTTGGCGCAGCTGAGTATATTGGCAGTTTTATCAACGGCTGTTCAACTTCTTGCCGGCGGTAAAATATTATCCAGTGTCCTGGGAATAGATTTTTTTACGACGACAGTAATTTTGTCGATGATAGCCTATTCCTATTCTCAGTTCTCCGGGATAATGGCTTCTGTGATTACCGATGCAATGCAGATGGTGCTTATTTTAGGGTGCTGCCTGCTATTGGTGCCATGGGCGTTATCTATGCCAGGTGGATATTCAGCATTGGTAAATGGCCTGCATGGTATTAACGGCAATTATCAAAGCTTAGTATCTGATAGCGGGATAGCGTTGTTTTTAGGCTTTGGATTGCCGGCAGCTTTGGGACTTATGGCTGGACCTTTCGGCGATCAATGTTTTTGGCAGAGAGCGTTTTCTATCAAAGAAGGGAAGATTGCAAAGGCTTTTGCTTTGGGGACCGGGGTATTCGCTATAGTGCCTTTGTCCATGGGTATTTTAGGTTTTATTGCGGCTGGGTATGGATATTCGGCAACAGATAAAGGAATAGTGAACTATGAGCTTGTGGCGCAGTTGTTTCCTGAATGGGTGACACTGCCTTTTTTATTTATGGTTATTTCTGGATTACTGAGCACTATTGACAGTAATCTGTGTGCTGCAGCGTCTTTGGTAACTGATGCAAAAAAAGACGTTGAAATGTGGCATACAAAAGCGGCAATGGCAGTGCTGCTTTTGGCAGGTATTTTAATTGCAAGTGTACCAGGTATCACCGTAACACATCTTTTTCTCATTTATGGGACGTTGAGATCAACAACAATGTTACCTACGATGTTGACGTTGTTGGGAAAAAGGCTTCCGGAGAAGGGGATATGTTACGGGGTGGGACTTGCAATTATTATTGTCTTGCCTGTATTTGCCTTAGGAACGGTTTTAAACCTATCTACAATAAAGATTATTGGGTGCTTGGTTGCAACGCTGACAGGTACTATTGTGGCTTTGACGTGGGGATTATTTAATCGTATTTAAGGCAGTGAATCGCTTTTGGCAGGAGCGTTATTAAAAAAATGACACTATGGAGGTAGTGAATTATGAAAGTAACAGAGGTATCTATTGATAAAGTAATTTTGGCAGAAAAAAGTGTTCGTATGCATACGGAGATCCAGGTAAAAGAATTTGCCCGGTCCCTGGAAATGTTCGGGCAGATCAGACCGATTGTCGTAGATGGAAAATATAACATTGTTTGCGGCAACGGTTTATACTTGGCAGCTCAAAGCCTTGGCTGGGCTAAAGTTAAGGTTTTAGTTATGAATAACCTTAGCGAAAAAGATAAGAAAAAGCTAATGATCGCTGATAATCGTATTTTTGAGCTAGGTGTAAGCAACCTTGAAATTTTAGATGAATTTTTTAAGGAACTGCAAGACGATCTTGTTATCCCTGGCTATGATGAAAGTACTTTGCAGATGCTCGTTGGCGATCTTGACGCTGTTAATGCCCAGTTGGATGATTACGGCATCATTGATAGAGAAAAAGTCGAAGAAATTAAATCACAGCAGGCAGCAGTAGAGCAGAAAATTGAGCGTGTTGCCGCTGAAGAAAACACCGATACAGAGGATTATGATAACAGCGACGGATTTGAAAGCAACTCAGTTGTTGAAGATGATAATGGTCGTTATGTTATTTGTCCTAAGTGTGGTGAAAAGGTATGGCTATAATTAAGCTGGAAGGAGCAAGGAATGTAGTTGAAGCAGCGGAAAAAAGAATTATAAACGTATTTAACAATGGACTGCCGGTATATTTTGCTTTTTCGGGTGGTAAGGATAGCCTGTGTTTGTCACAGTTGATTGTTAACCTTATTCAACGTGGGCAAATAGACCCCAAGCAGTTAATTGTATATTTTTTAGATGAAGAGGCTATTTATCCATGCATTGAAAAAACAGTATTAGACTGGAGAAGAAAGTTTATCCTGCTTGGAGCAAAATTTGATTGGTACTGCATCGAGTGCCGTCATTATAATTGCTTTAACGAGTTGGCAAATGATGAAAGCTTTATTTGCTTTGACAGTACAAAGCGGGATTTATGGATTCGCATTCCTCCTTCATTTGCTATCCGGACGCACCCGCTGCTAAAAGCAAGGCAAGATACATATCAAGACTTCTTTGCACGGGTGCTGAAGGGTGGCATTCATATTCTTGGTGTAAGAGCTGCAGAAAGTATACAGCGTTCTCAGAATTTATCGAGGACTACTGCGGCGAAAAAACAATTAAATAGTAAAAATCATATTTTCCCTATTT